ATACCCACTTGGAAAGTAACTGGGTATAGCCGTTGTATTTTGTAAAGTTAAGAAATTACTTACCGTTAAACCTGTTATAAGTTGAAAATACTCAACATCGGTTGGGTATTGTAGATAAGCTTGTTCCACACTACTATTACCTGAAACTGATAATTGACTAACTTGTGGTAAATTAAGGACTACTTGACTTGATAATGAGTTCGTCTGGGAAGTCGGATCTGCATAATTTATGGTAACAGTTGTTTGACCTGTTAATGTGGTACCAGTAATTGCGTTTGTTCCAAATTGATTTAATGTTGCCCCCGTTAGGTTTATTAATCGATTAGGCGATAGTGGGTCTGTAAAATTTGGGTCTTGGAACGAACATAGATTACCAACACCAATTTGAGATGATGTTCCAGGGTTCATTAAAACAACAACAACTTGGTCTAAAAATGGTGTTGATCCTGAAGTTTGATTAATTGTTGTTTCAATTTGATTTACTTGTCCACCTGAGTTAAAATATTTATTCCTTAGGTTAAAGTCATTTAATCTTTGTGGGAAAGTTGGGTCTATTGGATACGCAAAGTATCTCTCATCAGAATTACTCGCAAACAAACCATCTTTATCTGCGGACCATAAAAATGGTTGTGGAGCATGTAAAAGATATTTTTCATTTTGATATAATCTATTTGGATTGGTTGAAGATAAGACATCATACCCCGAAACTATTCTTCTATAATCTAAAGAAGCCTGAATTGCTAAGTCTTGGTTTATATCTTGATCACCAATTAAAGTTCCCAAACTTTTATATGGTCCAAATGGCGGAAAGCATTGGTATGGTTCATCGTTGTCTGAGTTTTTATTTAAATTAGGGTGTGATAATTCGTAGGATCCAGCAGAGTTAATTGGGGCTATTACTGAATTTGCAGGAATTAATGTCATGTCATAAAAACTTGAAGATCCTCCTTGCGCCGCGGCTGTAATTTCATTCTGAACTGAGTTTGTGTCAAAATCATCATCTAATTCCGCGTTTTTACAATCACAATCACAACTAGTGCAATCAGGATATGCAATCATTGGTAGACCAATTCTTGGGAATCCTTTAACTTTAATCGCCGCAAGTACTGCAAATGCAGTAAATGCTGCGGCTAACGCTATTTTAAACGCCGCAATTGCAATCTGAGCAAAACCCCATAATATTAATCGTATTGTTTCCCCTAAGAATCCAGCATTAACAACAACACCAAGTCCAATACTTAGTATACCAAGTCCGGCGTTTATGGCCGCAGCTCCCGTTTGGAACGCTTGAAGTCCCGACACAACAGCGTCATAGGTTAAATAAATTCCCAATGCAATAAGAACATATTTTAATATAGGCCACATAAATGCGATTAAATGCGCAACAAATAAAAGTGTTAAGATTGGAAATGTTAATATGTTAATCAATATGTTGAATACGAAGAATATAAAATCAAAATTTCTAATTATGTCGTTTACTGGAAACGTGTTAGTATTTGATTTACACGATCTATTGTCAATTTCTTTTATACCTAAGTGTCTTGCTCTTCCTATCCCATTTTTATATCGATCCAAAAACATGGCGGTAGTGTAAACTTTATTATAACCAAAAGCATAAAAAGTATCTTCACAATTAATCGCCTCTGTAACATTTACATAATCATCCCAATCTGTTGTAAACGCATATGATCTATATAACTGAAATAATGGTTGTGGATACTGTGTAAACGATATGTTTTGAACTTGAGTTGAGTCCACTGGCGTTGCAATAATTTGAAGTGTGTCTCCGACCAATATTGGTATTGAGTTTAAAGTTCCAATATATGGTTGACCATTAATTAAAATTTGATATGATTCTACGTTTATCGTATCTAAAACGGCTAAACCAACACTATTAAAAAATGACACCGTTGTTCCCGATGTTTGCCCAATTGGAATTGTGGGATAGTTGTAAACCGATGATTGATAATTTGTAAATGGATCAACACCTGAAGATGTCCATCCATATTCTTTTACGTTTGGAACCAAAAAGTCTGCCTTTAAAAAACTACTTTGTAGTCCTTGTTCATTTTGCCATCTAAACTTAAACCTATATTTACCTGTTGTTGGGATTCCTTTTTTAGGGTCATTAGATATTATTTGTTGTCCAAATTCGTTTGTAAAAACGTAATCCATATTCATTGGCACATTTAACAAATATGTTCCGTCACCGTCAATTACTTTTCCTCCCTCTTCTATTTCATATTTTTCTAATATCGGTAATCCATTATTATCGGAAAATATGGTTTGTCGTATTGCACTTATTTCGCCAGGACCAGAAACTAACTCACAAAGATTACCCGTATTATTTTTTGGTTTACAACCAACCTTTAACGCATCATCATCTGTTGTAGAAATAATAGACCCCATGAATATTGAGGTAGGTTGTATATTAATATTTGCTTGTTTTGTTAAATCAAAATCCACTCTTGTAATACCAATTTGACAAAGGTCGGCGTCACCCCAAAATGGTCTAACATCAACATCAAATACTAAATTTTTAATTTGTGGTAATTCTCTTAAATTAGTTGAGGATTTAAATCTGGCACCATTTACTTGTGTTTCTGTGGCTAATCCTTGTTGTATTAAGTCTTGTGGTGAAAGAGAAAAACAACCAATATCAGATAAATCAATATCCATTACTATTGTTTGTGTTCCAACTGGAACCCCAAAAATCATAAAATCCCCACTATCATTTGTTGTTACGGTAAATCTATAGTATTTGTTAAAAACCTCAATGTAAGAACCGTCCATTAATACATCCCCTTTGTTTGGAAAAGATCCGGTAGATGTGTGTCCGTTATATGATGGTAATTTTGGAAGTAAGTTGTATCTATAACCTTCTTCAGTTGTATCTGAAATGGTTTTAAAAGGATAAAGTTCGTTAATAACAGGATCTAATTCGTCTGTAGGTTCTAAAGGAATAAAAACAGAAACTTTTGCATTTGGTAAACCAAAACCGTTATTTACAAAAACTCTACCCGTAACAATACCGTAATCTGCACAAAATCTTGTATAGATATCATTTGATAAAATTTTTAAAGAAAGTATTTCTAAAGATTCCCAATCTTGTTCTAAGTTTACATTGATATACTTATCAATACCAACTTCGGTTCTTATTCTATATGATTTTGGCATTAAAAAATTGTTTTTTTGATAAATAGTTTATTTCCCATTTTCATAGAAACATACACCTTATTAAAAAAAAATAAATCTCTAGGAGAAATTAACTGACGTAAGATTCAATACTCTAATATTTATATCCTTATTAGGATATCTAATTTGATAAATTTGAGTTGGCGTTGCAAATAGAGTATCTGCGGTTGGTCTTATCTGTCGTGTTACAGGGTCTGAATATGGCATAGATGTTTGACTTGATGAATATTGACCACCGACTTGATTAAAAAATAAAATGTCTGAAATGCTAACAATTCCATTTTCTGTTTGAATTAGTCTTTTTAGTTCTGAAGTATTAACATTTTGACCTAACCCCCTAACTAATGGGTTAAAGAAATTTCCAACAATTTGAATTGTTTTTGCAATTATAGCACCTTGATTTTGACTATTATCTAAAACAACATCAACAGTAACCGCTAAGTCTATTGTTTCTGCCGCCTCTATTGATATATAATCATTTATCATTCTATAATTTGATAAATAGTTAGCCACATTTTGTTTTAAACTGTTTGATATAACATTAGTTAAACTCCCATTTAAATCATAAGACAACATTTTAATTTTTATTTTGTTGTTTTCTTCTGTTATAGCAACTTTTGCCGGAGCCCCAAATTGAGCTGGCATTTTTCTTAAAATTGAATTATAATCATTAACAGTTACAGCTCTGTTTTGTGCCGCAAAATTAAATGAAACCATATTTCTAACATCCTCTATTGTTGGTGGATTAGCTCCTCCAATTGCCGCTGTAACATTATTACACTGTAAACTATTAATAACACTTCTATTAAAAACTTCAGATGGCCCATTAACAGAAAACGAAACTGTTCCAATTTGATTAATAGTATTAATACCAAGATTACTACCTAAACCACCACCTATCCTATATTGAACAAATAGTGTAGTATTAGGTGTTAACGCCGATCCCATAGCATAGTTATTTGTGTATCTACTTAAGTCAAACCCTTTACCGTCACGAGCAAACTCTTTAAGTTGTTCTTCTGCTGAAATATTTCCTCCACCAAATGTTAACTTACAAAAACTTTCTGACGTATATTCAGATATAAATTTATTTGATGTTGTAATATACGTTCCGACTTTAATACCTGGTTGATCAGACACTTTTGTTGGGTCTTCAATAAAAACTCTGTCTTGAACTAAAGCGTCTACCTCATACCACCTTTCAGGTCCTAATGTTAAAAAATCTTGTGGATTTGGTATTGTTGAGAATTGAGTTCCTGACTTTAATAAAACACTTGTTATTCCCAAAATATTTTTTTCAGGTAAGAATAATTCTAAATATGGTTTAACATCATTTGGCGTAATAACTCTTTTAAAAACTTTTGTAATACCATTAACAACAACTTCTCTTTTGACTATCGTATAATTTAATAACTTCCCACTTGAGTCAAAATTTGGTATTTTAACCCTGTTTGGTGATCCTTCTGCATTTATTGGTGATGTAAAATCAATATCATAAACAGTTTCAAATGGTTGTCCACCGCCATTAACTTGGGACCCTCTTCTTAAAACCCCACAATATCTTAAATCTTCTCTATCACCAAAAGCCGGAACTGTAATTGAAAAATCAATTAATGCGACAGATGGTCTTTGACCTGGAATTTTTAAACCATAGGTTCTTGCAATATTATATATTGATGTTTTTTGTTGTGCGAACTGAAGAACCGTTTCTTGGATACTTCTATCTATTTGATAATTTAAATTATCTGTTACCGCAGCGTTCAAATCCAACATCACTGAAAAAATACCAGCGTCGTTAAAGTTTTGAACTAAATCAGGGTAATAAGTTCTTGTGAAATTTATTAATTCTGTTCTTACTCCTTGAAAGTCTCTTACCGTATAGGATATTTTTTTTTCTGCCATATAGTATTAAATATTGATTATAATAAAATCTTGTGATTCAAAAGCAGAATCAAGAACTCTATAATCTATTTTAATTTTTGCGGTGTGTTCTAAAGTTGCAATATTTGTGACTTTAAATTCTCTCTCACCATATTGATTAATTGTGGTTCCTTTATCTTCTAAACCGGCCGATGCGGGCTCTACGCTTATATTTGTTATTTGTAAATTTGGCATATACGTTCTAACACTGTCTTGGATTTCTGATTCAATGTCCGAAAATGTTGGTCCGTCTAATGGTTCAAAAATATATTCATATAATCTTGTTCCAAAATTTGGTAAAAAATATCTACTTCCTCTTCTTGTTAATAAAAGATGAACAAGGCTTCCTCTAATCTCTCCTTCAGTTGAGTTTGTAACGTCTAAATACCTTCCTGTAAAAGAATCTACGAAAGGAAAAGAAATACCATAAGTTATACCATTTGCCATATCACATATAAATATAACTTAAGTTTTTTTTAAGTAAAAATTGTAAAAATATGTCAAAAAAAAATCCCAACTTAATGTTGAGATTTTAATGATTTATTTCCCTTTTGGTAAAGAGGTTCGTAAGGACAATGTAAACATCTGCTACCACAACAACTTCCTCTATTGATGTGATAAGATTCTGTCATTACTATATTACCTTCTTTATCCTTATAAAAGTCAGGTTCAGGAGATTTTTTTGTTGTCTCCTGAACATATAACTGTTGTATCCAATCTTTAGATGATCTTACTGTCATTTTAATTTTATTATACTATTTCACAAGCTCCACCAGCACAAGCGGCTTCACCTCTAAGGTCTGTATTATCTTGTAACTCAATAACTTTTGTAAGATCAACATCTGACAATGTTTTAACTAATCTTTCAAAATCTTCTTTCGTACAATCTTCAAAAGGAGCTTGAGTATAAGTTCCTCCGTTATATGGTAATACCGATAGTCCGTTATAGAAATCTCTATTATTCCACATCCAATCACCAACTAAATCCCATTCATCCTCTTTAACTGAAATTGTTGCGGATACGTTATGACTATTTTGTCCGTTTCTATGACCTGGTTTAATCCATTCTTGAGATACCTTTTTAACTCGTTCTAACATTTGAAAAACAGATTC